AAGCCTGGCTTGTCGCGCAACTTCGTCGACCAGTATGTTCAGGTCTACAACGCTGCGACGTACAAAATGGAAAACCAGGTTGAAGCCGTCCTCGCGATAGGCATCGATGGTCGCCCAAATGGCGCGATGCGATTGTCGCGATTGTGGTCGCATGCCACATGTAGCCACGAACTGGCTATCTGTTACAATATGTATTGTCAGATTGCGACCGGCGGCCGCAGCTTCGCGTTGACGGCGCCGCCCAACGCCATCGGCGTACCACGCCATTAGCTGGATGTATGGGAACAGCTCCGCTAGTGCGACTGTGCACGGCAACATTGCGCCAGCAGCAAATTCGCGAGCTCCGCTATAGCGGTCTATCAGAACCGCACCCCAGCCGCCGCCCATTTTCCAGCCTTGGCCCGAGCCGTCGCCGACTATGATGGCATCCCACGCGTCTGTAGCTGTCAGTGCTAGGTGATCAATAAGCGCCTGCAGTGTAGGCAGCCCTTCTAGTTGTAATGCTGTCTTAAATTTCGGCCGGCGTGTCCTGGCTTTTCGTGGCATCGGTCTCCTGGCTGCGTGCTTGTAGTTCGTTTATGGCGTTCAGTATCACCTTTTCTAGCTGTGCGATTATTCCTTGTTGAAACTTAGCGGCGCGGCAAATCGTCCGTGCAAGGAACACGGGGTCCTCGACGGGTCCGGCTATTACGGCAGAGGGCTCTACGCCGTCGCCGAGCTGCGACTTGTAGATTATTATCCCAGCGACCCCGTCAATTTCTGCAGCGCTTTCTTGTACTTTGGCACACGCTTCTTGTAACGTACGTCCGGCTGTGTCGCTAAACAGCTCTGGCGAATCACTCATGTCGAGTCCTTTGCAATAAGAGAACCGAGACTTGTGTGAGAGCCAACCAGTATAATAGGAATCGACCAACAGCGGCCCAGATTGGCGGCAACCATAGTACAACGGCATACATTAGCAACAAACACCAAAATGCGGCATGGTAGCTCAGGCAGAATGCGCAGCCGAGACCAAAAGCAAGCTTTTCGCGGAGCCAGTCGCGCCAGCGTCGTTTCGCGTTCGCGTCATCTGCAGAGTTCGGAGCGCCCCAAACGTCGATCCAGTCTAGCACGTCCTCAAACAACCCGCCCGGATGTGTCCACGCGTCTACCAGTGCGCGAGGGGCCAACAGAAGGGCAAGCAAGTCTAATAGTTCGGTTGGCATGTCAGTCGATGCTTTGCTATATTAACTAAGGCTTTTGGCGACATGGAATACTCCGTAAATAACCATGATCCCGATGCCTATCGGAACGAATGCCTCGGTCACTGTTGGCAACAGGATAGCAGCAACAACGGAGACAAATGCAACGGTTACGGCGATGCTGACGAATTTCTGGAACATGGCTATTCTGGAGGCGACCCCAGGTGCCACGGATCATTTACCGTCAATTGTGTGCTTGGCGGTACGTTTTCGGGCAACGGCAGCGGCCGTTTGAGACTCATAGTATGAATGGGCAAGGTCTGCAAATTTACGCGAGCTCGCGGACCTCGCCGTGTTGGTATAATATCGTAGCGTTCGAGAAACAGCTTTGCGGATTTAGTGACGGTTGCCATGGTAATTCCTCCTAAGTCCAGCATACTGGAACTAGTTCCATAGTAACAAGCCCAACCAGATAAGTGCAGCGAGCCAAACAATTGGCCAGACTTGACGATAGCCGGCGCTGATCCATTTTCCTAGGGCCTCGAATTTTTCGCGATCGGAGTGCGACATGGCCGTTCTTTCTCCTTTCAATGAGCCTGTAAAACTAACGAAGTTGGTACAGCGTGCCATGCAGCATCAGCATGCCGACGGTTTGCCGTTATCTCATGCCGAACGTGTGGGCAGATTTGTTAAATTGATGGAAGCAAATGCGTTTGCCGATCTCGTACCGGCATTGGGCTTGCTATTGAATCTGAAAGGCAAGCCGTATACGCTCGACAACCACTTCCCGTTTGAGTGTCTGTTTCGATTTCAACTGCCAAGCCGCATCCTGTATAAGACTGGCCGCCAAGTCGCAAAGTCGACGTCGATGTCAGCGCACGGCGTCGTGTCGTCTGCCAGCATTCCGGATTTTACCACATTGTACGTAATGCCGCTATACGAGCAGGTGCGCAGATTCAGCACAATGTTCATTGCGCCGTTTATCGATCAATCGCCGGCCAAGCGGCTTTGGCAGAACACCGACACCGTTAATAGCGTTCTGCATCGCTCGTTTGCAAATCGGTCGAAGATGCTCTTCTCTTTTGCGTTCCTAAGCGCCGATCGGCTTCGAGGTATCAGCGCCGACAAATGTGCCATGGATGAGATCCAAGACTTGCAACGCGACCATTTACCGATTATTCGGGAGACGCTATCTGCCAGTCAGTGGGCCATACAGCAATTTACGGGCACTCCCAAGACGTTGGATAATACGATACAAAAATTGTGGGAAGAGACCAGCCAAGCCGAATGGTTTATTCCATGCTTTCATTGCACAACCGGCGGGCATCCGACATACAACATTCCAGCACTCGAATATCATGCCGAACGAATGATCGGGCCGTGGCACCGCGAACTGTCCGAGAAAATGCCTGCAACTATCTGTCATAAGTGCGGTAAACACATTTCGCCGCGGTTCGGTCGTTGGATCCATCGCTATCCGAGGCGTATCCGCGAATTCCCGGGGTATCACATCCCGCAGATCATAATGCCGTTGCACTACGCGGACCACGAAAAATGGTCAGTGCTGCTACAAAAACAGCAGGGCAAGGGCAACACGCCGCCGAACGTGTTTTGGAACGAGGTGATCGGCGAAAGCTATGATACGTCCGCAAAGATTGTCACGTTGACCGAGCTGAATGCCGTATCCAACCTCGGTCCGTGCACGATCGAGCGAGCACGCGAAATCATGGGCAACTATCGCATGCGTGTACTTGCTGTCGACTGGGGCGGTGGTGGTGAAAAGGGGCTCTCGTTCACGGTCGTGGCACTGCTAGGCTTGCGGCATAATGGGTGTATTGACGTGCTGTGGGGTAAGCGACTGCTTACGCCGCACGACCACATCCTGGAAGCAATCGAGATTAAGCAGTATTGGGACTACTTCAAACCGCACCTGCTGGCACACGACTATACTGGCGCCGGCGCGTTGCGAGAGACCTTTTTGATTCAGGCCGGCGTTCCGCTTCAGCATATCTTTCCGGCAGCCTATGTTCGATCATCGCGGCAGTCACCTTGCTACCATGTCGGCGCGACGGAGCAGCACCCGCGCGAGCACTACCGTGTTGACAAAGCACGGACGTTGCAACTTACCTGTGGTATGATCAAGGTCGGCGCTCTCCGATTTTTCGACTCGGACTATGTCAGTCAGGAAGACCCCGGGCTAATTTTGGATTTCTTATCGCTGGTCGAGGATAAGGTGACAACGATGGCCGCTGGCGAGGTCTACAAAATCGGCTGTCAAGCAGGCATGACAGACGACTTCGCTCAAGCGGTAAATATCGGATGCGTATCTATGTGGTATTATCACCGCGCCTATCCCAATTTGGCTGACATGGTCGAGGTTATCCATTCGCCAGCCCAGTTGGCCAATCTACAGCCGATCACGGAAGCGCAGGAAGCAGCGTTGGAACCAGATGTGCCTGATTGGCAGTCGCAGCCAGAGGATCACGATAGCGATCCTGATGATTAGTCTTCTTCCTGCAAGCCGTCGAGTGCGTTGCGAGGTAGCTTCTTGTGAAGCATATCTAGCAGGCCACAAAGCTGATGGATATGCACCACTTGCTCCGATGTAACACGATCTGCTGTCTCCAGCTGTGCGATCTGCTGCAATTCAATTATATCCGGTTTGGCCCGAAATACGATTGCTTGCAGCTTGGGCGGTATGTACTGGATTAGCACTTCGATCTCGTCTAGGCATTGCAATGCACAAGCACAGCGTGCAATCATTTCATTTGGATGCATGGCAAGCTCCTTGTTATTTGACGACATGGAGTTGTTGCCGACTACGGCATTGCTCCAGATGCTCATGCCACCACGATTCGATAACGAGCCAGCCTACCTCTCCATTATACTCGCATTCGCAATCCAAAGCGCCTGCATTTGCAAGAGCAGTCGTAATACGCGGCGGATCGATCGGCAATAGCGTGTTTTTTGCCAGCAATGCGTTGAGTGTAGCGCGCGAAATGAAGATCCCAAATGCCTTTTTGTTGCGAATACGGTACAATGCCCGCTTTACTTTGGGGTCCGCAAACCCCTCTTGTTGAATACCGAGCTGGCCGTCGGCTATGAAGCGGTAAAGCATTGCAACAAAGCCGTCAGCCTGTGCTGTCGGCCCGTCATTGATGTCGTCGATTAGTTGCGATGCTGCTATGACAGCGGCGCTGTTGCCGCCATTGCGCTCAACCCAGTGTGCTATGTCGAGCAGCACTCGCGAGGCAAATGTGCCAGACCTGTCGGCCAGTTCGAGCTTGCGCGATGCAAAATCGTGCAGCCACCGTACAAAGATACCTTCACCGTCCATTCCCATGGCCATTGGCGTCGAAATGATTGGCTGATAGACAACGAATCGCCATGGCGATTGCAAGGCCAGCGCGTCAGCCACGTAGCGGTTGACTGTCAATATTGCGTCTTTGTCGTCCGCGAGGCTTTGCCACGTGCGAAGCACGTTTCGGCTGGTTGCTTTTATTGCGCGCAGCCATACTGGCCAGTTGTGCTCGTTGACTACGCGTTGAATATTGACCGCTGCATCGTAAATTCGGGATGGCTGTCCGCACAGTTGGTGCACATTGCAGCCGAACAGTTTGGCAGCATACTGGCCAGCGCAGTTGGCGCCAAGCCCTATTATGCCAATTCCGGTCGGGCGCCGGCCCAGCGGACGGCCAATTACGTTTGCGCCCACGCATGCGGCTAGTGCCCAGAAAATGTGATTGGCTGGACTGTCGTCTAATAGGCTGCCAAACTTTACTGGCCCGATAGGCGGTCTGAAATTCAAGCACGGCGATGTGCTATCGGCAAGTATAGACGGCTTCGAAACAACAGCGCCGCCGGGACACAGCTCGTAGTGCGGGAATATGAAACGGGCCAGCTGGTGATCCCAGCCAAAGCTTCCAGTACTTACGATTGTTTGCGGCGGGCGCAATTGCAATGCTATATCGAACAGTTGTCGCTTATAGTGTGCGTTGCCTATCAGCGTTTGCATGCCCGCGTTACTAAGTCGTTTCGCGATAATGTCCGGGCCGCGTTTTGCCAGTGCGTCTACATGCTCTACGAAGTTTACCTCTTTATCGCCTTGGATTAGGCGGCCCTGGTAATAGCATTCCCCGAACTGGTCGCGTCGTTGTATCAGATGATCGATACGGATGATTGTATTTGAAACATGTGTGTTATTGCCTAGGCGCCACCCGGCCGCGTCCTCGATGACTTTCTCTTTGCCTATATAGGCAGTGTTTACGATTTTACAGCCAGCTTCGCTGTCTTCTAAGGCATTGCGAAGATCTGTATGGCATTTGTGGATGAACGTTTTGAAGATTCCGGCTGGAATGTCCAGTCGTTTAAGCACGTTGATGCGCAGACGATGCGGCATGTTACGGAGTGCGCGCTCCAATACCACCTGCCACGGCTCAGCGTGCGCATGGATGTAGGACAACCAACTACGCGTAGTCATGCGCTGCATGTTGATGTCGCGTCCGACAAACAGCACACGACCACCCAGCCGGGCGGCCAGGCTAAGGATGTTCGTTGAAAATTGCGGATTCCAAAAGACGTAACGAAAACCTGGTTGTGATTCCCATGTTGTGTGTGCGACAAGGCGGCGTGGCTTGTTGCTCGTTGTCATCGTTTGCGTGGTATACGTGCTCGTAATAGGTAAGGGAAGGTCGTGGTCTAGTAAGTGCCGCGCCTGCATTCTGGCTGCAATTACAGGACTGTTGACAACGAAAATTGTATTGCCGAACTGTCGTGAGCCTGCCGTGCGAGTAAATAGCACGTCGTACATAAACAAGCCGGTTTCAACTGGCGGGCTTGCAAAGCGATTGCCGGATGTCACAAGCGTACCGAGACTGCGATAGACAAAATCCGCTGTGCCGCCGTCGCGGCCGATGAACAGGAATCCGCATATTCGGTGTGGCAGATCGTGGAACGGCAGTACAAGAAGGTCATCCCAGTTCCTGCCCGGAAACATGCGGTGCTGTCCCTTGCCTGGTTTGCTGTTAGGCCGGAACAGGCGCTCGGCGACCCGCCAATGTGTGCCCCCGATGTAACGACCGCCCCGTTCGAGCCACAGCTTAATCGGTAAATCCTTCTGGATTCGTAGGTTACGAGCTATGTTGCCACCGTGGGCGCTGTGGTTGATCAGGTTGCGGCGGGCGTGCTCCCAAAACGCGTTGACGCGCTGTCGCACGTCTAAATGGTATTCTTGGTAGGCGGCTATGCCCCCCGCCGTGGTAGTATCCGGTGGAAAGTCAATTCCATGCTGGGCAAGCCGTACGAGCGTGGCTCGCATTGAGAGGGCCCATGTTTTCGCCGCCAGCTCTAGCAGGTCGCCTGTTGAGCCACAGCCAAAGCAGTGATGCCAATTACCGCCAAATATGTTATCTTGGTAGATACTCAAATGCTGACTGCCGCATAGCGGACAGTCGGCATCAAAGGGCGGCGCTCCTGCCGTAAGCGGGACGTTCAACAATGGCAAGACCTGCCACCAGGTTACATATTTGTTGGGCGATGCCGGTATTTTGGATTTCACCGGAAGGATGTCCAAATGACTGCAATTGACCAGACACTAGACCACAACGGTCAGTCCATTCATCGTATCATTTCTGCTTTCGGCGCACCAGCTTTTGTCAAGGCGGCCAGCCGAGAGGAGCTTTGCGGCGAAGAAAACATGCCGCCAAAGCTTTTTGCCGATGTCACCCGGCGGCGGTATCCGTGCCATACGCCTGCAGCCACGTGGATGTCGGCGGCATTTTTCTACGAGAAGGCTGGCGAGTACAATCCGGCGCTTCGTGAGCACATCGCCGCGCAGATTGGCAAAAGCGCGCGATATTTCAAGATCGCCGAGGACGTGCATGCGTTGGCTGACAAGATTACTAAAGCGGCCGAGGTCGACGAGTCGAAGCTCCCCGACGACGTGTTTGCTATCGTCTTCACCGACGCCGACGGGCATAAAGAGCGGCGACTGCCGTTGCGAAATGCCGGCGAGATTAAAGCAGCGGCCGCCTGGCTTGTCAAATATCGCGATGATTTGGTATTTGACGATCGACATCAAATCGCTGGCAAGATCTTGGAGAAAGCGGCCAAGTTTGGAGCCAATGTCAACGAGCAGCGAGACGCGCTTGAAAAGATGGCAGGTCTCGGTGTCTGTGCAGTAAAAGATGCTGTGGCATTGATACGGAACCGTGTCAATTGGCTCGGGCACACCGACAAGCCCAGTCCGCTCCAAACGGAGCTACTCAAACTGGCATCACTACTTACCGAAAAGCCAAGCCGGCTGTATCATTTCGGGCCGCTCGTCAAGCTGGCGCAGCTTGTCGATCAGTTTGATCGCGAGCATAGCTTGCACACGAAGTACGACGACGAGTTCGAGAGGCCGGAAGATATGCTCTTTGCCATTACCGAAAAAGTTGCAGCTGAGTTGTCTGACGAGTTGGTAGGCAATACGCTCACCGGTAACTACTACAAGAAAGCTGACTTACAGCGGATTCCAGTCAGCCAGTTTGGCGATTCACTCGGCGAGGATTTTGTCGATGCAGTATCGGCGGCCGGCGCGTGGGTAGACACAGAGAAGCTTGCACGTATCATTCCAACGCTGCCGCTCGGTGATGCAGAGTTGTTTGATGCGGTTGTTGCAGAGGCCGGCATACCGCCGTTTGCGACAAAGGCCGCTGCAGCTATTCGTGTGCCGTTGGCTGCCGAGTGCGAGCTGGCGTCGCGGCATGTACCGTCGCCTGGCTCGTTGTGGCAACGCATCGACCAACATTAACGCGACGCTTGTGACGATGGTTGGGAAGTTGCGTATTGAGCTCTGGCTGTAGCATCTCTTCCAGGCGTGCTAGTCGTTCGCGCGCATATGCAGCACACTCTTGTGCTTGCGCATAGATGCTTGCCAGCGCCTCATCGCGCGAGGTGTACCATCGCATATTGCTTAGCGGGTGTGCGAGCACACTGAACAGCCCACCTTGACTGGACCGATCTTTCTCCTGGTTGCCTTCCAACGTCACGGCATACAATTCCTGGGAAACACGGCCACTAGTACATATCTTCGGCCTCGATATTACGACGTGCTTGCAAACCAAGTCGGCGCTGTCGTCGAGCTTTGATACGTCGATATCAATCCAATCATCAACGGTCCAAATGATTTGGCCAGTCGTTGCTGTCACGGACTGCATCCTAAGCTAATAAAAAAGGCCGCAATTGTGGTGAGAATCACGGTTAAAACAATGGCAAAACTCATCACTATCATTGTGTCAATTATTACGTTTCGTAATAATTCTTTCGGTGGCAAACCTTCCAACCACCATTTTAATATTTTTTTCATTTGTATCAGTCTCCTAATCTGCTCGAGTGGTAGTTCCGTTTAGAGCACTTTCGACGATAAGTGGAAAGCCGGCAGCCAGCGTGGCCGACTGCCGGCAATCGTCGGCGTGTAGGCGTTTATCGAGTCCTGCGCATTTGTGCCGCGTCAAACTAGCACCTTTTCTAGCGGGCCAGTATAACTGCGCGGCTTTTGCGGGACAGGACGATCGCGAAAGCAAATTTTACAGTCGGCGCACGTCATTTTGTAGACCCAGCCAGTGTAGCCGTTTTCAACAGGGCACACTAAACAGCCGTCGATGTATTTGCGGACTGTGTCACGCTTGACACGGAATACCAGATTTGCGTATTCCGGGATTGGCTCGTCGTGATGCATTTGCATATACGCAACGCGGATACCCGGCACGGCAGGCGGCGCTCCGTTATACAAGTCAGTTTCACAATCGGTTGACCACCACAATATGGTATTTGTCCTCGCGTTTAATTCGAGTAGTCGTGGCAGCAGTCGCGGAACGCGCCATGCGCGCGTATATCCGTAGAACTGCGTTGCGCCACAGCGGCTTACAATTCGGATCCATTTTTGGATGTATTCTTCGTCGTAGAAGTCGCCGGCGGGGTGCCACCGAACGAGTCGTATTTTCTCTTTGCGAATTTGTTGGATGACCTTACGGGCAAAATTTGCCCGTTTAGATGCCCTATAGTTCTGCTCCACCCCGTCGTTTACGCTCGGCATGGTATAGAACCCGCGCTGACCGTAGCAAACGGCGGCGCACGCTGCGGTGCGACCAGGGCACGTTTTGAACGCAGGCAACGTCCATGTATGGATTATTGGTCCCAGCTTGGTATTGCCTCGCTGTAATAGTCGCATTGCGTCTCCCTGATTATGCCGACCGTGTGCCACAAGGTCGGCTAAGCCCAAAGTTAAATGCTTTGTCAATCGGTTAAGTTCGAATTCTGATGCCGCGGCATTCGCGCTTGGCAGGAATAATGACTTGGCCACGCCGCTCGGGTGCGCCAGACTCGCTGACAAACTCGCTGATATCCGTCATATCGTTGGCGTTGCATGCTATGCTACGTTTGGTGTGTTTACACTTGCGTTCGCCGTTGCGTTTGAAGCTCCAGCCCGGGCAATTGCAACTATATGTGCCGTCATCCCAGAGCACGGTGCAGTACTTGGTGTGCCCATTGGAGCTCAACGGTTCTTTCAATTTAACCGGCTTGCAAACATGGCCGTCTGGGTTATATTTCTTTCCGTCTCGGAATGTTGCTTCAGCCATCGTACGCTCCCTGATAAAGGTCGTGCGAACTACGATACGCCTACTGGCTCGGGCGACGGGCGCGGACGAATACGGATGCCACGAAACTGCCGAACGGCTTTCGTTGCCGCTTCAGCATCGGCAGCCTGCTCGCGGACGCGGCTCAACGCGCCGGCCAGGCGGGCGCCTATCTCGCGGTTTCCGTTCAGCTGACGGACTGTCACGTGTCGAAGTGCGGCTTCCCCCTCGCGAATGCGATTCAGTAGCTCATCGTCTGCCAAAAACTGGAACCCTTTAACCAACTCGAACGCTCGTTCGATGGCGCCGATAGTGCCGTTTTTGATAGTTCGGCCGGTTTGGAGCGATTCGAGCAGATGGTCGATTGCGCGGGCCAGCTCGGCGCGCGGCTCGCGTGCAATGTCCTCGACAACCTGCTGTGCAATTTGGGCCATTTGCTCATGCGCTTCGCGAATCAACGACATTGCCGATTCATCCCCTATTCGATTAACAGGGTTTGCCAGTTCGTGGGTTAATGTAGCTAGCGTTCCTTGCGCAAGGTCAAGTGCTTCGGGATCGACAACGCCGTCGGCCGTCCGCGATGCTGACAACACTTCTTGAACTTGTCGTACGGCCTCGGCAGTTACGGACAGGCTAGTGCCGCCGCCCATTGGGAATATTGCCCAGCGCATGTCAAATTTGTTGCTGATTTGTACGCCGTCGGGCAACTTGCGTGCAGCTTTGTCATACAGTTCTTCGCCGAGCTCGTTGCGCAGATTGGCGAGAATGTCGTTATACTCGGCTACGAACGTATCCCGATGCTGCTGCAGGCTTGCCCGTAACTCGCGCAGCTGCATAAATACGTCATCTGCGCGCGTCATCGGTAGAATGGCCATGCCTTTGGTTGCAAAAGCCAGCGACGCACGCGATAGTGCTGTGCGGGCCTGATGTTCGATCTTACTGAATTTTCGGTGCCATTCGGTCGGCATTAACGACCATTGTGGTTTGTTGCGAAATTGCTCTGCAACTTGTACATTCTCGCCCCGCTCGCCGGCTCCGACGACTTCGACAATCGCATCTGCTATTTGATACGATAGCTTGGGCCAAGAGATGTTCAGCACGACCAAATAAACGTGCTTACCGATTTCTTGCAAGAGCTGTTCGCCCTCTGCGCGCTGTGTTGTTGCCATTATGGATCTCGCTCGATTACGTGGCCTCGTTTGTTGGTGCGGTTGTCATGGTTGACATGTCGGTCATACACGGCATGGCAAGTTGTTTTGCGTTAGCCATTGAATTTCTGCAGAGATGGCGGCATCGTGCGACGTGTACGGCCCGAGCACCGGGCCGCCGACAGGTAACATATCCGCCCACCAGAGATTGACGAACGTTGGACTGTTGCTACAGAATTTTAGTCGTTGCTTCAACCAGCTTTTTGCGGCGTCTGAAAGAGACGACCAGGTCTCAACGTGGCTATTGCGCCATGTCTCGACTTTTGTGCCAAAGCCAGCGAGCGCCGCGTCGGCGCCGGTGGTCTGTAAATACCGACCGGCGCCGTCGGGCTCAACAATAATCTCGAAGCGACGTGCAGGCTCAGCCATCGCCTTGTTTTGTTTTGATGGCGACGGGCTCAGTCTCAAAGAAATCTGCCGTTTTCTGGCGGTGCAGTACGGGGCCCAACGCTGCTTCGTAGGGGCGGGTTAGTGCAAGGCAATCGCTGCCTTTTACGTTTTTTACGGTGATTTCGGATTTTCCGTCTGGGTAGACCGTTATGATAATTTGCTTCGACACGGTGTAAAAACCCTTTCTGCGGAAACAGATTTACAACGCCGGCGCAGACGTGCCGCCGAGCGCATTTGGATTCTCCCCGAGGGTCGGGGCACCACCACCCATTGTAATGGTGCACTTGATTGCGCCGCTCTCGAGCAGGATTTCTTTGAATGTGTGGCCTTGCCGCTCAGCTTCCATTTTGCCAGCTTCGACTGCGGATGCCTGTGCAAGTTTACCCTGCAGGGCGTCGTCGCCCCACGTGCCTTCGTAGGTATCGGCGAGTATTTCGCCGGACTTCAAGTTGACAGCGACGTCAAATTTGTAACCTGGCAGTCGAACGAGGTGACCACGGACAGTGCCAGAATGGTGCCGGCATGTGCCTTCGCCTTTATATTCGGCGCCGGGAATACGTTTTACTGCGCGTTTAAGGGCCTCTTCAGAGTGGATGCCCGCTTGGGTTTTTGTCGTGTGGCTCATTCTTGTTTAGCCTCTTGGTTGTAGTTGATCGCTATGGTTATTGCAGCTAATTTGCGCTAGCTGCAGCAGCGCGGCCGGTCTCGACACGGCGCTTTTCACGCGTTGCTCCCTTTTGCTTGTCGATAGGCTTACCACTAACCGGGGTGGTTCGTGTGCGGCAGAATTCACGAATGTTCTTGATTTCTTTGCCGCTTAGCGTGGCCAACGGCACTGTGTCGTCGGCGGCCGCCATCAATTCTTCAATTGTCGGCTCGACATCTTTTGCAGTTGGTGGCGCGCCGGGCTGTCCAGCGTTTTCCCAGCATGCCATACGCGCATGATAAGCGTCGGCACGCGCACTGCGCACGACCTCTTCAATCTCGGCGCCGACAAAATCGGCAGTGAGCTTGGGACCGGCGAGCGTTTTAAGTGCTTTGCCGTACTGGGCTGCATCGATGCCGCGCTTTTGCAAGTGGATTGCAAAAATCTGCTCGCGAGTAGCTTGATCGGGCAAATCCGTACTCCAGACTTTGTCGAAGCGGCCGGCTCGCAAGAACTCCGGCGGCACGCCGGCTATGCGATTCATCGTAACTATTACGAAGGTGCGATTGGCATCCCGGCTACGCGTATCGCGATCGCTTAGCCAGCTCAGGAACGTAGAAAGCATGCGACTGCTAACGCCGCTGTCGGAGCCTTGATTTTCATGCGCACCGGCAAAAACCTTGTCAATTTCATCCACAAGCACGGCGCATTGTGGCATGGCATCGACCATTTGGATGGCATTGCGAATCTTCCGTTCGGTGCCGCCGACATATTTGTCGAACATGGCGCCGATGTCCATGACAATCAAATCAAGGCCTAATATTTTGGCGGCCGCCTTTGCAATTTCAGTCTTGCCTGTGCCTGGCGGGCCAATGAGGACAGCCCCTCTGGGCAATTCTTGGCCGACTTCTTGGGCGTGACGTGTGTAAGCACGTCCTCGTTTTTGCAGCCATGGCAAGAACGCATCGAAGCCGGCGAAATGCGATGCATCCGGGATCTTTTCGTAGGGGATGTAGGTCAGGCCTTCAACCTTTCGGATGACCTTGGCCTTCTCTTTTGCGATGACGTCGAGAACATTTTCGTTCAACCCGCGGCAAATGCTTGCTGCATAAGCAAGAATTCGTTGGGCCTCCTCTGACGAGGTGCCCAGCAAGCTACGAATGATTTTATCCTTCAGGTCGGCACTGCACGTTGTTATTCGGGTGGCAGCTTCTACATCGTCACTCGACGTTATGATAGACGTCCTAACGAATTCGTATGCCTCCTGTTCCATTTCGGCATAGTTCGGCAGTTCGAAGTCTAGTACGTCGCAATAGTCCTTGATGGCGGCGTGTGGCGTCGGCGTATCTGCCATGACAATGACCACGCGCATGTGATTTTTGTTGTTCAGACGATTATGTTTGGCCAGCTCAGCCAAGCCGCGCCGTACGCCGAATTGGGACTCGTGATTGAAGTACGTGTGCAGATCTCGCATCACGAAGACGCCGTGGCGCTTTTCGATTGCTGCCTCGGGAATACTCAAGAGCGCATTCAACGGGTCTTTCAGGGCGGCTGCCTCCTCAGTCAACTCGCCCGTCTCCGTTACGCCCTGATTCCACGAGGCGCCTTGTACGGCATCCCAAAAGTAGCATCCCATGTCGTCTATAAGCGGTTCGATGGCGGGCATGTCCTCGGTCGCTTTGATGCCTTCAGTCACACGTTCGATGGCACGTTCGCAAAATCCTTCGTCGCCGCCGGGTAGGTAGAACCAAATTACTCCGGATCCGCTTTCAATTTTGGAAACTAATGTCTCTCCGATTTGTTCGTTATTCAAGATTTCTTCCCTTTAATACGGACGTTACGCAGTTGTCGTGTCTGGTTGATAACGGCCGGCACTTCTGGCGGCGCTGCTTGTAAATTTTGTATGGTCGTTTGCAAGCCGCGATGTTGTCTTGCTATAGCTGTTACAACGTCACGTAGGCGGGATAAACGCGCCTCGATTGTCGAGTCGTCAGTTGCCGGGCCCGACGTCGTTGCGCCGATATCAGCAAGCAAAGAAAACATGTCATCGATGAGTATGTCGCTGCGACGGTCGTCGTTCACTATGGTACGTACGGCGTGCAGTACAGCGCTGCGCGACGTGTCCGTAGCCCGCTCTATGTCTTCTAGCCAGCCGTCGAACGACTGCCGTAGAAGTGATAATCTCGGATCAGGCAGCGCGTCGACCGCCGTTTGAAGGGTAGTCTCGAAGCGCGTAGTGATGGCTACGAGCTCGTGGTGTTTTTGCTGCAATGCGACAAGCGGTGTTGTGGCCTCACTTTGTCGATGCGACCATATTTGCTGCATTGTCATTCGGCGCGCGTTTCGAACATCCAATAGGATTTCGATGCATGCGCGTACGATGCGGTGTCGGTAGCTTAAAGCCAGCCAACTGCGCGCAGCGCTGCGAAGTATCATGCCCCAGCCGATATCGTATGCGGTCGGCGCGGTCTTGATGCGATACCAGAAATTATCCGGCATATACAGGTATAGCACGAGCATTCGAGGCTCAGCCGTGCATATAAGCACCAGGTTGCCAATGTACATATGTGTGCGATCTTGAATGTATTCGCCCACATAGTGCCGTGCGGCACTCGCAGTTGGAGTGACTCTGTGAATTCGTTTGGCCCACGCCTTTGCAACAGGCACGCGCGTTATGAAGGATCCGCGCCAGCTCGCCGGCAAGTCCTGCATTGCAGAAGCTGTTGGCGTAGCAAATCGGTCGAAAAAATCCTGTAACGGGTCAGCCAAGCTGGGTCGTCGGTACTCGCTGCCGACGTTTGTTGCCACGCGGCTCATTGAGCAGCCTCCGCAGGGCTTTGCAGGCGGTCATAGCTATTCTGGCGGGCCGGCCTTTTGCATTTCTTGGCCTTTGCGTTGCGTCGTTTGCAAGTGGGCCAGCATCTTTTTGACAGCATCTGTCGGGTCTCCGTTCAGAAGTTCCAGCGAATCCAGTTGAGTTAGTATGACCAGCAAGCGGTCTTTTACCAGCTTGTTGATCGTATCTGTCTTGTCGCGATCCCGTTCGAATATGGCTGTGAACATGGCAGGGTCGTCGGAAAAGTCGGCCTGCACAGCATCCAATGTCGCCGTATCGATTGTACTTTGCTTCAATACATCGGGTGGATTCATAATGCCCTCGTCCCGTAGGACGTGTTGGATGTATTGTACGATCTTATCGTCAAACGGGTTTTCAGGCAGTTCTGCTGGCCAAAGCAAGGTGGCTTCTGTAATGCCCCACGCAACTTCGCCCGCGTCTGCTGGATCAAACATGCGCGGATCAAATGTGCCGTTGTACAATGTGTTGCAAAGACGGATGAACGATGGCAAGTTGACATAGAAGCTGTCAGATGTTACAAGCTCAATAGCAGCCATCAGCTTGTTATAGTTGGCTGCCGGCAAGGTTACACCGAACGTTTGTTCGACTTCCATTCGAACAGTTGCCGGATCCCATCGCAAAATATCCGATCCTAGGCGGTCAGCCGCTAGAACCAGCAACACTGTTGCCGACGTTGTCGGCTGTAACAGCAGCTGCTTTAGATGGTTGCTCGGTTGCATTCTCGTGGCCCTCCATGCTTCGATGATATTCTTTTCGTGCTAATTGTATCAGGTTATAGCTGATACCTTCAAATGTCGGTGGCAGCGACTCGACGAGTGTGCCGGTGCGCAAATCGTAATAGGCGGTTTGCCGACTGAACTTTACGAACCGACGATCTGCAACTAAAAACAGCTCAACGGCGGCCATGTCGGTGCCTGCTGTAAGTGCTGCCTCGAATTGTTTGCCGATATTGCAAATCAGCGATGCATTCATTTGCAATATCGAAAGCGCTTCCATGCGTTTCAATACGCTAAATGCCCGTAGCATATTCCAGAACCACAGCAAGAACGCAACGTGAAACGGAATTGCATTCTCATCGATGGTACTGGTTGTACGCGACCCGGTTCCGATGCTCATGAGCATGCGCAGCCCTGCAGCCCCTTCTGAAGCGAGGTAAGGGCGCCCGGCTATCACTTGTTCGATTGTAAGCTCGATCACGTCAGATCCTGTTCGTAAACAGAAATTCCGCTCGGTAGCCGGCAACCTTTGTGTTCTTATCAAAGACTTCGGATTCCTCGAGGATTTTGCCGGTGGCGGCGTTAATGCCGTTGACGATCGGCGTCTCGCAGAGTCCGGCATTGGCAAAGCCGTTTTCACTCGCAATTTTGATAGCCAAGTCCTTGCAGGCCTTACTTTTGGCCTCTTGCATTGTCTCGCCGTCAATTACCACTCGGAGTTTGCCCGCTCCGACCCCGGCTACGACGCCAGACAGTTCGCGTTGGCACTGAAGCATGATTGTCTCCAAATCGAAGTTTACCCATATTAACACGATACGGCCAGTCCGTTTCGCTATCGGTAGTATGGCATACGACGATGCCGTTTTCAATACCTAATAGCTAAAAGGTAGGGCAAAGTATCGTGGCATAATCGGGTAAACGCCGGCCGCGCGTACATGCTAGGCGCCGAACCCAAGGGGTAATCGGCAACCCGCGCATGTACGCGCGGCGTACCTCCCGTAACGAGAGACTGAACTGATATGGCAACCTGCGCATAAGCGCGCAGCATCGCCAATGGGCCCGCTCTCGCCCATTCTGTGCCTTGCGTGTGGAAAGCTCTACGAGACTGGCACTTCCATGGATTCGACGGCCTCTGCAACTACTGTCGTCGCTCCAAGCGACTCGGTGCTCGATAATGTCGGCGTTTCTAGGACGACGACAGTATCGCTCGGAACCAGGGCAGCGCATTGACCGCACAAGCGCTGTATTACCGTATTTCCGTCACCGATAGCATACTGAACACTGCGAATCTCGGCAGCGGGCTGCTGACAATTCTCGCAGAGTTCTACACGGGTACTCGCCACAGCTGCCACTTCGTGTATCGGCGGCCCAACCGGCTCGTTGTCCACAACTGCCGGTTGGACCGTTTGCCGGTTGTCCGTGTGGCGCGGACTACCAGCGTCATCGGCGAGGAGGGAGACGCAACGACCTGCCTCGCCTGTTGTATCAGATACCGGTTGCGTCGTATGCCACCAGACAAGCGCCACGACAACGATGCTGACTGCTATGTCGACAGCCATAATTACCGCAACACCGCCACATTGGGTTACGTTGAGCCAGATAAGCATTGCGGCTGTTGCGGCTGTGACCGCCGCGGGGTTTCTTGTCGTTCCTGCTTCGTTGATTATGTACGTGCCGCAGACGGCCAGGAACGCCACCGTTGCGATCGTTAGTGAAGAGATCACCTGTGTGTACCTCCTATAAGGGTGGAGCAAGAAAAAAGGCGCTTGGCCGGCTACTCGCGATTGCCGCATGGATCGCGGCCGAATTGTTAATTCAGCTGTACGGTCCGAACCGCGCCAAGCGCCCCGAGTAGGATCCGTCGTGGGTTAGGGGATAAAAGCGAAACAGCGCACGGCATACCACCGTGTTGATTACCTCGCAGTCTTGCTACGAGTGGCCAGCGGATAGCCTACTGGTGATCCCGCGGGCTGCGGCCCCGGGCCAGAATTCTGACTGGCGGTGGAACTTT